ACATCGCTGTTTGCTGGCGCGGTGTAGGCCGAGGAGGCGAGGCGTGTGCTGGTGGCGACATCCACTCTGGCGAGCTCGGTGGCGAGCTCGGTGCGGACTGCGCTGGCGTTAGCCGCTGCCGTTGGCGCTGTGCTCGGGGCTGTGTAGCCGGAAGTGGCGAGGCGTGTGCTCACGGCGGCGTCCACGCGGGCCAGTTCGGTGGCGAGCTCCGTGCGGACAGCCGATGCGTTTGCGGCTGCTGTCGGAGCGGCAGTCGGGGCCGTGTAGCTTGCCGAGGCGAGGCGCGAGGAGACGGCTGCATCGATGCGGCCGAGTTCGGTGCCAAGTTCGGTGCGGACGGCACCGGCGACCGTGGAGGCGCTAGGCGCGGTTGTCGTCGGGATGCTGTCGATCTTCCCACCGACGCGCTCGAGGTCGGCACGGACTGCGGCGACGATGGAAACTTCGCTGAGGTTGGTGTTGCCGATTGCGCCGACGATTGCGTTGAGGACGGCTTGGCCGTCTGCTTCGTTGAGGAGGCTACCTTCGACGGCGGTTGCGATCTGTGCTGTTGTCGGCGCGGCGCTGTATGCCGAGCTGGCGAGGCGGGAAGAAACGGTTGCGTCGAGGTTTGAAATCTCGGTCAATTCCGTGCGGACGGCGGAGGCCACAGCGGCGGCCGTTGGGGCGCTGGTCGGGGCTGTGTAGCCCGATGTAGCGAGGCGTGTGCTGGTGGCGACATCCACGCGAGCGAGTTCGGTGGCGAGCTCGGTGCGCACTGCGCTGGCCACGGTGGCAGCGCTTGGGGCTGTAACGCCGGCAATGGCGGCTTCGACGAGGCTTTGGTCTGCCGGATCGCTCGGCAGTGCATCGGTTTTCGCTTTGATGGCCGAGATGTCCGAGTTCGCTGGGGCGGTGTAGCTGCTGGATGGCAGGCGTGTGCTGGTGGCGGCGTCGAGGTTTTCGACTCCGGCGCGGCCGAGAACCCAGAGGCTGGGGATGTGCTGAGAATCAACCGTGCTGTCGGTGGTTTTGAAAATTGCGGCATACTCTCCTTCGGCGCTGTTGTTAGTCGAAAGCGTGTAGCTATACAACCCGCCGCCGATAGCAGTGGCGCTGCCTGCGGTCACGATCTGCGATCCGCTTGGATTGTAAATGTCGATTGTGACGGTGAGGCCGGTTTTGCCTTGTTTCGACGCCGTGTAGAAGGCGAGGAATTTTACGGAGGTGGAGACTTGTTCGAGCATGGTGGTGGGTTGGTTAGATTTCTTCTTCGGGTTGGGGCAGGAGCGGGAGGACTTGGGAGATGGGGAGGACTTCGACGATGGGGAATAGTTCAGCGGGGAGATGCGCGAATCCGCCGGAGTAGAGGCCGCCCGGTCCGATTTCGGTCAGGAGGTCTGCGCACAGCATTTTGCGGCCATCAACAAGATCGACAGGGCTGGCAACATGCCGAGGGTTGCCATACTCGGATTGGACGGCGGCGAGTTGCGCGGCGAGTTCGTGACTGAATACGAGCGCGAGGTTTTTGGCGCTGTCGTAGCTCACGGGTTGGGATATTAGGTCGGCGAGTGTCATATGGCGGCGGCGAGGTCGGTCATTAGGGTGCTGACGCGGGTGTCGAGGGCGGCGAGGTTGAGGGATTCGCCTATAGAGTAAAAGGAGAGGCGATGGGCCGATGGAGAGCTCAAAGCTCCATTATTATTTCGTCCAAAAATATTAAAATTGTTTGATGTTGAACTAACACTATTTGCGCTAGTTGTTGAAGTGGATGAAAAAACGCGAGATGTAAATTCTGAAGAAGATGCTCTTGATCCTCCAACAAATGAAGCTGTAGAATTAGAAGTCACTGTTTTTAACCCTCCTCTCATCCTAAATCCATATCCATCATAAATTTCAGTTATTTTTTGAGGAGTTAAAGTAAGGTCGACTGTGCCCAATATGGTTCTATTAGCAGTGGCGTTATGAAATGTAAGATTAGCACAAATATGAAAATTATTTTGAGGATCAGAGTTTTCTGCTCGATTTGAGTTAAGATATTTTGTTGTTCCATTGCCTTTTAGTCCAGTTTTACGGTTGTAGTCGCCAGAGACAAAATTGAAATTTGTCGGTGTAGTTCCAGCCAGCGGCACAAGCGCACCGTTGAGAGTGCGTGCGCCCGCGAGAATACATGAGCTTTTGATTGCGCTCCAGATGTTGTCCGATTTGCATCCTGCCACAAAATTGTTGATTGCGCTCTTTACCCCGTCCTCAAGAGTCGCGCCGTCTGCGGTTTCGACGGCGGCGATATACGCCAACGCATCAGGGTCGGGCGCTATGCTCGTCGGAATGCGCAGCGGGGAGAGTTGGCCGTAGAGTGGCGTTATCATGCGAAAGTTAGGTTCTGCTTGTTCGACCACGCGCCGGTGGCGCTGGCTTCGGCGGTGACATCGCCTGCGGAGTTGAAAATGGTGCGGGAGATTTCCCAGGCTGTGCTGTCATAGACGCTGCCAGTGTTTGGGAAGTCCGAGTAAAGGAGGTATCCAAGAAAAGTGGTGAGGCCGTCGGCGGAGATGTCGAAGGACCAGACGCGGTCGGGGGCGTCTTTGGTGCCGGCAAGTTTGTATATTTCGCCTGTCGCAGGATTGCGGCTGTAAAGACGGCGGTCGGCGTGGTTGATGGCGATCTCGCCAAGGGCGAGAGTTGGCGGAATTGCTCCGCTCTGGACCGACTTTTTCGGAGTGATAATTGGATTTGGCATGGGCCTTTTTTTATTCAGCGGAGATTTTTAACTCCCCCGCTTGGCGAGGCGGCATGGGCCGCCCCGCCGGGGAGTGGTTGCGGTTAGTAGGTGCCGCCGTCGATGCTGGCCTCGAGGGCGTCGATGCGTGCGTCGAGTGCGTCGTCTGCGCTGGCGCGGGCGGTTGCCTCGCTTGTGATGTTGGTCTGCAAGCTGGTGTCGGCAGAAGCGCGGGTGGTGGCTTCGGCGGTGATGTTCGACTGCAGAGTCGTGTCAGCGCTGGAGCGTGTGCTTGCTTCGGCGGTGATGTTCGACTGCAGAGTCGTGTCGGCGGCTGCGCGTGCGGACTCTTCGGTGTTGATGTCGGCCTCGGCTGCGGTGACGCGGGTAGCGAGGGCTGTCGCGGCGGACTCAACGGTGTCGATGCGGCCACCGAGGGCTGTGTCGGCACTGGTGCGGTTCGAGACTTCGGCTGCGAGTGCGGCGTTGTTGCTGGACACATAACCGGCAAATGCGGAATCGTTGGTCGTGTCGACCGAATTGATCAATGTGACGATCTCGGCGAAGGTGTCCTTGTCGGCATCAGCGGCGGAGAGGATCGCATCGATGCGGCCTTTTTCCGTGGTGATCTTACCGTCGAGGGTCGTGTCTGCGCTGGAGCGAGCGGAGGCTTCTGAGCTGATCGCGGCTGCGCGGTCCGAAATCTCGGTTGCGAGGTTCGCGGCGATGACGCCTTCTGCGGCCTGAGCGCGGCTGATCTCAGAATTGAGGCTGCTGGTGAGTGTCGAATCGCCTGAGCTGCGAAGCGCGGCCTCGGCTGCTACGGCGTCAGAAACGAAGGTCTTCTTAGCGAAGACATGCTCGCCCGCGATCGGGAGGACGCCTTCGGCTGTGCCGATGAAAAATGACTTGTTTGTGGAGTCGAAGGCTACTTCCCCGACTTGAAGCGAGACCGGCGTGCCGGAACCGCGTTTTACGCGAATGATAGGATTAGGCATGACTAATTAGGTGGTGTTGGTGGTTTTGGTTTTGGCTGTTCGTGGTGGGGTGAGTGTCAAAAAATGCCCGCGTCGATCACGGGAATCATAAGTGCGTAGGCGCTCGCGGTGGGGCTCCAGCGGTAGGGCATGCCTTCGTCGAGGGCCATGTAGAGGCGGTCGGATTTTCCGACGCTGGGAAAATTTGAGCGCGTGGGATACTCGACGACGATAGCTGGCAGGGTGAGGTCGAAGCTCGAGAGATCGAGTTGCTGGCTGAGGTTGCTTTCGGTGATTGTTGTCATGCGAAAACAAGAGTCTCCCGGTTGAGCCACGATCCGGTGGCGGAGGCGGTGGCGAGGATTTGGCCGGCGGCGTTGAGGGTGCTGCGCTTGACGGTCCAGGTGGTGGCGGTCTCGGGGAGTGCTGGCGCGGCTGGGCGGTCTGCATTAAGAAGCCTGCCGCTGTAGGTGGTGAGGCCGTCCGTGCTGGTGGCGAAGGCGAAGAGGTAGAGCGTCGGGTCGATCGGGGGCTGGACGGTTCGCAGGCCGAGGGCGGTGCAGGAGATTTGCATTCCGTCGGCGGGCGCGGCGTCGAAGGTGATCGTGCCGCTGGCTTCGCTCACCGTGTAGTCGGTGACGGGGGTCTGAGTGACGCCGTTCAAAGCCACGAGGACATGCTCGGGGTCGCTGCTGACTAGGCCGTCAATCGGAAATGTGACGCTGGTGCCGTCGCCGATGCGGACGGTGGTGTTGATCTGAAGGCCGGGGGCCGAGGCGATGATGTAGGACGAAAGGCCGGTGATCTCGGTGGCGGCGTGGGTGTGGACGGCGTCGGCTTTGGAGAGATCGATCCAGAGCTTGAATGCAGGCGAGGCGGCGGGATCGAAGACTGCCCAGTAGCTGGATCCGGGTGGATAACCGGGATTGGGTTCGGCTATGCGGCGGTAGAGTTCGCCGTTGAAACTGACGATTTGGCCTGGGTAGTAGTCGGCGCCGTTGTCGTAGGCGCCACGATAGTCGGCCGGCTCAGGCTGGAGGGCGGTGTCGGCCTTGGCTCCTTGGGCGGCGGTGGCTTTGCCGTCCACTTGGGTCTGGAGGCTGCCGATGCTGGCGGCTGCTTCGGCGATGGAGTCAAGAGCGGTTGGGTCGAGGTTCGCGGCGAGAAAATCGATCCTTTGGCCGAGGGCTGTGTCTTCGGTGGCAAGGGCGGCGAGGTCGGCAGTTAGGCCGGTGATCTCGCTCTTGAGATGCGTGTGCGCGGATGGCGCAAAAGTGGACGGCTTGCCGGTGAGCGATGACCAATCGACGGGCGGGGAGACGGCGACGACGGCGCTGGCGAAATCGGTGATCTGCGACGCGGTGTGCGTGTGAGCGGTCGCCGGGAAGGTGGCGGGCTTGTTGAGGACGCTGTCCCAGGTCGGCGGCGGGGCGAGTTGTGCGATGGCCTGCGCGGTCCGCAGGGGGGTCATCCACTTTTCATTTGAGGTGCCTGCGGTGGCTTCGGCTTGGGTGGCTTTGCCGTCTGGCAGCGCGGCGGGGGTCTGCTCGTCGCCGAGGATGACGGAGTTTTGGATTTCGACCTGGAGGGTCGCGGTGCGCAATGCCTGGCTCGGTGCGGTCCAGCGGATCTCGAGGAAGGCGCTGATCGAAGCCTGGTCAGAAGAGAAGGCGGCCTCGACCGGCACGGTGTTGAGGTCAAGGATGGTTTGGCCGTGGGCCGCCAGAGCGAGAAAGTTGGAGTCAGAAAAAGAGGTCTTGAGTGCGACGGTGGTCGTGGTGCCTGCGGGGGGCGAGACGGCCACGCCGTTCTCGACGAAGATGACTTCAATGGGAACTTGGTCGCGGCGTTTGAGCACGAGCGTCTGGAGCGCGACATTGCTGGCGGCGGACTTCACGAATCGCCGGGCTTTGGAGTCTAGGAAAAGTTTCATGCCGCTCGAGGAGCGGCGGACTGTCAAATCGGGCGACTCTCCGAGCTACTTCTGAAGCGGCTCAGAGACGGCTTCCCATTTGCCAAGGGGGCAGCGCTCGGTTGCCATGCGGATCTTTGCCCATGTGCTGCACCCGCACTTGCGACAGCGGCCGGTGGCATTAAGTGCCTGTGCGTCCCATTCGGGACAGGCGCGGCACGTTGCTTCTCGGTTGGCGAGTGCTTCGGGTGGCGTGGTGGCGAAGCCGGAGGCCGTCCACTTTGCTCCAGCGGAAAGAACGCTTTCAATCGCCATCCGGTGCGCCTCTAGATTTCTCATATATTAAGATAAGACAACGGTGAAGGCTGGATTTAATTGAACAGAATAAGGATTGCAAAAAGGGAAATGAAATTCAGTAAATGGCATGGTTGCATTATACGTGCCGTATCCTGTGATTGGGACAAATGCAGAACCACGTTTTGTTATTGTTGCTGTTTGGTAATTAGTGAATCCACCTCCACAAATACAACAACCTGGCGGAAAATTCCCGGATGAATCACAAGCATCCATATTCTGATTTATGAATACGTCTGAAATGTTTGTGTTTTCCTCAAAGTCAATACGACAGATGC